CCCACCGCTGGGTAGGTTGGATTGAGGGGGGGGGGCGGGGGTTGGTTGGGTTGGTAGATATTTGTGGTACACCCCACCCTCAAAAAAAGCTAAAAAGGAAACAAATGAAAACAACACTAAAGCGTGGACGAGGAAGACCAAAAGGAAGCGTCAAGATGACGATACAGAGGTTTGCTGATAACCCGCCTGCTGTATTGCCTAAGACAGACCACCAGAGGCTCAAGGAGTTGAAGGAGTTGATGATTAGGAGTGGAGGTAAGGATGTTGCTCAGAAGGTGATAGAGATAGCATTGAATGACGAGCATCCACATCAATTGGTTGCTTTAAAGATGTGTTTGGACAGGACTTTACCTATTAGCATGTTTGAGAAGGATAAGAGCCAGAGAAGTGCTGTGACGATTAACATTACTGGATTGGGACAAGAACCGACTATTATTGATTCTGTCCAACCAGAAGATGTAGAGGCTAAATATGGCTGATTTGAACTTTAGCTTGCTTCCTTGGCAACAAGAGGTATTTAAGGATACGACTCGGTTCAAGGTTGTGGCTGCTGGGCGTAGGTGTGGTAAGTCTCGTATGGCTGCTGTAACGCTCTTGATTGAGGGTTTAAAGTGTCCTCAAGGCTCTGCTGTGCTTTATGTCTCGCCTACTATGGGGCAGTCTAGGCAAATTATCTGGGACTTATTGTTAGACCTTGGTAGAGACATCATCACGAATAGCCATGTAAATAACTTGGATATTACCCTGATAAATGGGGCAAGAATCTATGTCCGTGGTGCTGACAGACCCGATACACTTCGTGGTGTGTCTTTGACCTATGCTGTACTGGATGAGGTTGCGGATATTAAGCCTGAGGCTTGGGAACAAGTTATTCGGGCTTCTTTGTCTGACAAGAAGGGTAGAGCCTTGTTTATTGGTACTCCAAAGGGTAGAAACTGGTTCTATGACACCTTTAAGCTAGGTGAGAATGGTGAGGATTCTGACTGGAAGAGTTGGCACTTTACAACCCAAGATAACCCCTTGATTGACCCTACAGAGATTGAATCTGCTAAAAAGACCCTGAGTACCTTTGCTTTTAAGCAAGAATACATGGCGAGCTTCTCCAATGCGGGTTCAGACATCTTTAAAGAGGACTGGATTAAGTATGGAGTAGAACCTGAACATGGTAGCTATTTCATCTCGATTGACTTGGCGGGATTTGAAGAGGTTGCCAAACAAGCTGGGAATGCCAAGAAAAGGCTTGATGAGTCGGCTATCTGCGTGGTTAAAGCGACTGAGGATGGGAAGTGGTTTGTCAAAGAGATCATCCACGGAAGATGGGATATTCGGGAGACAGCCTCTAAGATTTTGATGGCTATTCGTGATTACAGACCAACTTCTGTGGGAATTGAGAGGGGGGCGCTTAAAAACGCTGTTTTGCCATATTTGTCAGACCTTATGAGAAAGAACAATGTTTATGCTCATATCGTGGATTTGACCCACGGAAACAGAAAAAAGACAGATAGAGTGATTTGGGCATTGCAAGGAAGGTTCGAACATGGCAGAATCATACTTAATTCCGAAGAGAATTGGGATGACTTCATTGACCAACTTCTGATGTTTCCTGCAACTGGCGTCCATGATGACCTACCAGATGCCTTATCATACATGGATCAGCTTGCTATTACCTCGTACTTTGAACAAGATGAGGATGATGAGTGGGAGCCGATTGACATAATTTCGGGGGTGTAATGGAATTCCAAGAACCAACAGACAGCGATAAAGAATTAGTTAGCTTTGTAGTTAACCATTGTGATCGTTGGAGAGACTATCGTGATACTAACTATTTAACTGCATGGTTGGAATACGAGCGTATCTTTCGTGGTGAGTGGGATTCACAAGACAAGACCCGAGAATCAGAGCGTTCAAGAATCGTAACGCCTGGCACTACTCAAGCCGTTGAGACTCGCCATGCCGAGATCATGGAAGCTATCTTTGGTCAAGGTGAGTTCTTTGACATTCAAGACGATATCCGTGATGTCAACAACAACCCATTAGATGTAGCCATGATTAAGGCTCAACTGATGGAAGATTTCAAAGTAGACAAGATTCGTAAGTCTATTGACCAGATTGAGTTGATGGCAGAAATCTATGGTACTGGCATCGGTGAGATTGTTGTCAAGACCGAGAAAATGTTTGTTCCGTCCACCCAAGCAATCCCTGGTCAACCTGGTCAAGCCGCTATTGGCGTACTAGAAAAAGACCGAATTGCTGTCAAGATTGTTCCTGTCAATCCTAAGAACTTCTTGTTTGACCCTAATGGTACTTCTATTGAAGACTGTATGGGTGTGGCGATTGAGAAGTATGTCTCTATCCACAAAGTCGTTAAGGGTCAGGAAGATGGTATCTATCGCAAGGTAGAGATTGGTACTGATTCGATGGATACTGATCTTGAGCCTACTCAAGAGATTACTCAGTATGAAGATGACAAGGTTAAGTTGCTGACCTACTATGGTTTAGTTCCTAGAGAATACCTTGAACAGCTAGAGAATGAAGCAGAAGTTGAGGATTTGTTCCCTGAAGACTCTGTTCAGGACGAGTATTCTGACTTGGTAGAGGCTATTGTCGTGATTGCGAACGATGGTGTTCTTCTGAAGGCAGAAAAGAATCCTTACATGATGAAGGATCGTCCAATTCTTGCTTATCAGGACGATACAGTTCCTAATCGTTTACTTGGTCGTGGTACTGTTGAGAAGGCTTATAACTCTCAAAAGGCTGTAGACGCTCAGATTCGTTCACATTTGGACTCATTGGCATTGACTACAAGCCCAATGATTGCGATGGATGCAACTCGTTTGCCCCGTGGCATGAAGTTTGAGGTAAAGCCAGGCAAGAATATCCTGACAAACGGCAATCCTAACGAGATTTTGTTCCCATTCAAGTTTGGAAATACTGATCCAAACAACATGAATACTGCCAAAGAGTTTGAAAGAATGCTCTTGCAGTCTACGGGTACGCTTGATAGCAACGGAATGGTGTCAAATGTGTCTAGGGATGCTGGTCAAGGTGGTATTTCGATGGCTGTTGCCTCGATTATCAAGAAGTACAAGCGTACCTTGGTGAACTTCCAAGAAGACTTTATGATTCCGTTCATCAATAAGGCTGCTTATCGCTATATGCAGTTTGATCCTGAGCGTTATCCTACTGTTGACTTGAAGTTTATCCCGACTGCAGCGCTTGGCATCATTGCTAGAGAGCATGAACAACAACAGTTCATCTCTTTGCTACAGACTCTTGGCCCAAATACTCCTGTTTTGCCAGTTATTCTTAAGGGAATCATGGCTAATAGCTCGTTGTCTAACCGACATGAGTTGATTCAGATGCTTGACCAGATGTCTCAACCTGACCCACAAGCACAACAGATGCAACAAGTTCAACAGCAGTTGGCTATGCAGTTGGCACAGGCTCAGATTGCTGTCCAAGCAACACAAGCCGAGCAAAATCGTGCAGAAGCGACTAAGTTGTCTGTTGAAGCTCAGTTGATGCCACAAGAAGTACAGGCTAAAGTCCTTGGTAGTGCTACTAAGAACTTGCCTAGCGGTCAAGAGTCAGATGAGTTTGATAAACGAGTAAAGATTGCTGAATTGATGCTCAAGGAGGCTGATATTAAGAATAAATCTAAGATTGTTGAGATGCAAATGGCTGATAAGCAGAATAAAATCTCAGGCATGGAACAAGATTTCTTAGATCAGTTGACCAAGGAGTTAAGCAATGGACGCTGAAAGTCTGGTCAAGGAGCTAATCCTCAAGAGCATGACTCCTGAGCAACAGCAAGCAATTCTTGATTCTGTTAAAAACTCAGTAGCACAAGCTAGGGCTGTTCAAAAGCAGAAGATTGGCGAGAATGTCGACTTAGTTGTCCAAGCTCTCAAAAAGATTGAATCTGACATCCGTAGTCGCTATGACGATCTAGGCAATCTCATTGAAAAAAGAGTAGCCTCCATTCAAGATGGTCGTGATGGTATCAATGGTACGGATGGACGAGACGGACGAGATGGAAAGCCTGGTAAAGATGGCGCTCCTGGTCGACAAGGCGCTCAAGGCCCTGCGGGTAAAGATGGTAGAGATGGCGTAGATGGTGTTTCTGTCACCAATGCTTACCTAGATTTTGATGGTGGATTAGTCATCATATTGTCTAACGGCAATGAGATCAATGTTGGCGAAATCATGCCAATGGAACTGGCAAGCCAGATCAAAGTCATCACAAATGGTGGCGGCACATCTCAGTATGTTCTGGATACTTTGGCTTCTTTACAGACCCAGATTAACAATCTGATTCCTAGCCAAACTGGTAACTCAGGAAAGTTCCTAACAACCGATGGCACAAATCTTTCTTGGGGAACTATTGCTAGTGGCTTGAGTTATCAAGGCACATGGAATGCTTCTACCAATACTCCTACTCTTGCTTCTGGTGTCGGCACAAATGGTCACTACTATATTGTCGCTACTGCTGGCTCAACAAATTTAGATGGTATTACTGATTGGCAAATTGGTGATTGGCTGATCTTTAATGGTACTAACTGGCAAAAGATTGACCAGACCAACTTAGTAACCTCTGTAAATGGTCAAACAGGCGTTGTAACGCTCACTTATACCGATGTTAATGCCATTGGTAGCATTACATCTACAGACGGCTCTGTAACTGTTTCAACGACTTCTGGTGTAGCAGATTTATCTGTTCAAAGAGCAGTTTCATCAACAAATGTAATTGCTTTAGTAAGAAACACGACAGGTGCTACCTTAACTAAGGGTACTGTTGTCTATATTACTGGGGCTACTGGTCAAATATCAACAGTAAGCAAGGCAATTGCTACTGGCGACTCAACATCTGCTCAGACTTTGGGTGTGATGAGTGCTAACTTAGCTAATAACTCAAATGGTTATGTGACCATCATTGGCTTGGTTACTGACATGGATACATCTGCTTATACAGATGGCGCTCAGTTGTATCTAAGCCCTACAACTGCGGGAACTTATACAGCTACTAAGCCTTATGCACCTGACCATTTGGTTTATGTTGCCATTGTTGAACACGCTCACCCAACTCAGGGTAAGTTGTTTGTTAAGGTTCAAAATGGTTATGAATTAGATGAATTGCACAATGTTGCAGCTCAGTCTCCTTCTAACGGACAGACCATTGTTTACAACAGCACAACAAGTCTGTGGGAAAAGAATACAGTTTCTCTGACTGCTGGTGTTAATGGCACTTTGCCTGTAGCCAATGGTGGTACTGGTCAAACAAGTTATACAGATGGACAGTTGCTAATTGGCAACACTAGTGGTAATACGCTTACTAAAGCTACTTTAACAGCGGGAACTGGCATTTCAATTACCAATGGCAATGGTTCTATTTCTATTGCCGCAACTAATAGTGGAACAGTTACTTCTGTAACAGGCAGTTCACCAGTTGTTTCTAGTGGTGGCGCTACTCCTGACATTAGTCTTGCTTCTGGCTATGGCGACACTCAGAATCCCTATGGTTCTAAGACTGCAAACTATTTCTTAGCATCACCCAATGGTTCTTCTGGAGTGCCTACTTTTAGGTCAATCGTAGCGGCTGATATTCCTACTCTTAACCAGAATACAACTGGTACTGCTTCTAATGTCACAGGCATTGTTGCTGTTGCCAATGGCGGTACAGGAACAGATAGTCCCAGTTTGGTTGCAGGTTCAAACATTACAGTTTCAGGAACTTGGCCTAACCAGACTATTGCGGCTACAAGTAGTGGATCAGGAACAGTTACTTCTGTAGCGGCTTCTGTTCCATCATTCTTGTCTATAAGTGGCTCTCCAATTACCACTTCTGGCACTTTGGCTATCTCTTATAGCGGTACTGCTTTGCCTATCGCTAATGGCGGTACAGGCATAACCTCTACTCCTACTGATGGACAGTTGTTAATTGGCAACGGAACAGGCTATACAGCGGCTACTTTGACTGCTGGAAGCAACATAACCATTACGAATTCTTCTGGTGGAATTACAATTGCTTCATCAGGCGGTGGTAGTGGAATTACAACTGGAAAATCTATTGCTATGGCAATGATTTTTGGCTTCTAAGGAAATATAAATGGCTAATCCAAATATAGTCAATGTAACGACCATTTATGGTAATACAACTTATTACACACCTTCAGTAACAACTGCTGTAGTTTTGTTAGCTAACGCTGCTTCTAGTGGCAAGGTTTACAAAATCAATCAAATTATGGTTGCTAATGTAGATGGAACTAATGCCGTAAATGCAACTGTTTCAATTTATACCAATGGGGCTGTGGCTCAAGGTTCTGCACCTAGTGGTGGAACAGCATATCCAATAGCATCAACAATTGGAATTCCTGCAAACGCATCTTTAGTTGTAAGTGATAAAACAACCATGTTTTATTTGCAAGAAGGCACTTCAATAAGTATTACCTCTGGAACTGCAAGTAAATTAGTTTTTACTGTAAGTTATGAGGATATTTCCTAATGTCTAATAGATACATTGGAAGTATTCTTTCTTCAACTGCTCCAGTCTCAACTAATACTGTGGCAGTTGGTATTTGGTCTTTGCAAGATCAAATGCAAGCAAAGAAAAATAACAACTGGCCTAACCAAGTATATCCTCCATCAACTGTTGAGTATTTGGTTGTTGCAGGAGGTGGTGGTGGAGGTTGGGTTGGTGGTGGCGGTGCAGGAGGCTATAGAACTGCAACAGGACTATCAGTAAGTTCTGGCTCTGCCATTACTGTAACTGTTGGAGCTGGTGGTGGCATTACATCAGGTACTGCAACTTCTCAAGGCGTTAATGGTGGCGATAGTGTATTTGGAACTATTACATCTTCTGGAGGTGGTGGTGGTGGTTCTGCTGATGTATTAGGGGCTGTTGCTGGTGGTTCTGGAGGTGGTAGCTATACAACAGGCGCTGCTGGTAATACGCCTGCAACTTCACCAAGCCAAGGCAATAATGGCGGTAATGGATCTAACAATAATTCGGGCGGTGGTGGCGGTGGCGCAGGCGCGGCTGGACAAAATGCGCCATCTGCCAACCAAGGTGGAAACGGTGGAAATGGATCACAATCTTCTATATCAGGTACTGCTACATATTATTCTGGTGGCGCTGGTGGTTACACAGGTAGCGGTACAACTACTACTGGTGGATTAGGCGGTGGTGGTAATGGTGGTAGATTAAATGCTTCACCACCTGTTGCGGGTACTGCTAACACAGGCGGTGGTGGCGGTGGTGGCGGATATACAGGCAACCCTAATAAATCAGGTGGTTCTGGTATTGTGATTATTCGTTATCCTGATACTTCTTCAGCAGCTGTATCAACTACTGGATCGCCAACAATAACAGTCTCTGGAGGTTATCGTGTTTATACATGGACTTCTTCTGGTTCAATTACATTCTGAGTTTTGATATGAGTCATTTTGCAAAAGTAGAAAACGGCATCGTCTCACAAGTAATTGTTGCTGAACAAGATGTTATTGATTCTGGTCTATTTGGCACAGGATGGGTTCAGACTTCTTACAATACTTATGGTGGTATTCATATAAATGGCGGTATTCCTTTGCGTAAAAACTATGCTGGTATTGGATTTACATACGATACAGATAGAGATGCTTTTATTCCTCCGAAACCATACCAAAGTTGGACATTAAACGAGGAAACTTGTCTTTGGGATGCGCCAGTTCCATGCCCAAATGATGATAAAAGATATAGATGGAATGAGGATAATCAAACTTGGGATGAAATATGACCCCAGAATTGCAAGCCTATTACGAGGCTAGATTTACAATGATGGCTACCGAAGGGTGGAAAGACCTTTTGGAAGACATTGACAATATGATTGAACCTTTGAATAATATATCTACAATTGAGGACGAAAAAAGTCTACAATTTAGAAAAGGTGAACTTTCTATTCTCACATGGCTGAAAAACTTGAAACAAGTCAGCGAAAGAGCCTACGAGGACTTAAATGAGAAGAATGTTTGATTTCGTCTGTGAAAACGGACATAGAACAGAAAGATTGGTTGATTATGAGGCAACCAGTCTAATGTGTGAGTGCGGAGCTACAGCCAACCGAACTCTCTCAGCGCCAGCTTTTCGGCTAGAAGGTTGGTCTGGTCATTTCCCAACGGCTCATGCCAAGTTTGGGAAAAGCCATACTGACAAGCTAAAAAGCGAACGCAAACTCAACTCATAAGCAATAGTGCCGAGTTGAATCTCCTACAACCGATTAACGGCAGGAAAAAGGAAAAATATGTTGATTGATGATGACAAAGAATTGCCTGGTGAGTTAGAAATCGAAGAGCAAAAGATTGCTTCTAAACCAGAACTTCCTGAGAAATACAGGGATAAAAGTCTGGATGAGATAGTAAAAATGCACCAAGAGGCTGAAAAGCTAATTGGAAAGCAAGCTCAAGAGGTGGGCGAAGTTAGAAAACTAGCCGATGAACTTATTAGACAGAACCTTGGGTCTAAACAACAACAGATTAAGCAGGACGAGCCTGAGATTGACTTTTTTGAAGACCCAAAGAAGGCAGTTCAAAGGACAGTTGATAGTCACCCTGACATTGTAGCCGCGCGTCAAGCAACGTTAGAATTAAAGAGGACACAGATTCAACAGAGGTTAGCGCAAGATCACCCTGATTTTGGCGATATTGCTAAAGATCAGGACTTTGCAAACTGGGTTAAATCTAGCCCTGTTCGCATTGAGTTGTTCAAGCGAGCCGATGCTGAATATGACTATGATTCTGCCAATGAATTGTTAAGCACTTATAAGCAACTTCGTGGTGTTAAGAAACAGCAAAGTGAAGCATCTAACGAGGCTACACGCAAGCAGAATCTTAAAGCCGCAGCAGTTGATACAGGTGGTTCTGGTGAGTCATCAAAAAAGGTTTATCGTAGGGCTGACCTTATTCGGCTGAAAATGCAAGACCCGAACAGATACGATGCTTTGAGTGACGAGATCATGGCAGCATACGCAGAAGGTCGGGTTCGTTAAAATTTGTTTTAGGAGATTTAATCATGGCATATCCAACCCCAGCAGTAACCACAACCACCGCAGCAACCTTCATTCCTGAAATTTGGAGTGATGAAATTGTTGCCGCCTACAAGAAGAACCTTGTATTGGCAAACATCGTAATGAAGATGAACTTCAAGGGCAAGAAAGGTGACACAGTTCACATTCCAGCTCCTACTCGTGGTTCAGCATCAGCTAAAGCGGCTTCTACAGCCGTTACTCTGATTGCAGACACCGAGACTGAAGTTCAAGTCTTGATTAACAAGCACTATGAGTACTCACGCTTCATTGAGGACATCGTAGAAGCACAAGCATTGAACAGCTTGCGTCAGTTCTATACTGCCGATGCTGGTTATGCTTTGGCTAAACAAGTTGATACCGATTTGATCCAATTGGGTCGTGCTTTCAATGGCGCTACTGTTGGTACAAACGACTATGCAACTGCTACTTCTAGCACTAAGGCTTACATCGGTTCTGATGGTACTACTGCTTATAACAGCTCTACCTCCAATGCCGCTGCTTTGACTGATGCTGCTATTCGTCGCACTATTCAGCGTTTGGACGACAACGACACTCCTATGGATGGTCGTTTCTTCATCATTCCTCCCTCAAGCCGCAACACTTTGATGGGTCTTGCCCGTTATACAGAGCAGGCTTTTGTGGGTAATGGCGATGCAATCCGCAATGGTGAAATCGGTCAACTTTATGGTATCCCAGTGTTCACAACAAGCAATGCTGACTTCGGTGCTGGTAATACTGGTACTGACCGCATCTGCTTGATGGGTCACAAGGACTCTATGGTTCTGGTTGAGCAAGTTGGTGTTCGCTCACAAACTCAGTACAAACAAGAGTACTTGGCTACTCTGTTCACATCTGACACATTGTATGGTGTGAAAGCTATGCGTACTGCCGCTACAACTGGTGCAGCTTTGTCTTCCAGCGCTTTTGCTCTGGCAGTTCCAGCCTAATAGTTGCCTTTTCCCCTCGCCTTCGGGTGGGGGGATTTTTTCTTAATCTAGGAGGAATCTAATATGGCAACCGCATCATCGGTAACATCTCGCAGAGGTAACGACCAATTCCGTGGAATTTTTAGCGACACTTGGGTAGTTCGTGCTACTTTGGACGCTGGTTCTTTGGTTGATGGCGCAGGCGAGACAGACGACATCACAATCCCTGGCGTAGCCTTGGGTGATATGGTCATTGGCGCATCTTTGGGTGTGGATTTGGTTGGTTTGACAGTTACAGGCTATGTTTCTGCTGCAAACACAGTTAAATTCCGTATTCAGAATGAGTCTGGCTCTACTGTTGACTTGGCTTCTTCAACACTCCGTGTTGTTGTAGCTCGCATGGTCTAATAAAGAGGGGGCTAAAAACCCCCTTTTTTTCGGAGAATATATGGCTACTTATCGTTGTCTTCAAAGCGGTCAAACTGTGACCTTTGTTCATCAACATGACATTGATAGCATGAAGGGTCATCAAGGCTATGTCAGGATTGATATACAAGAAGAAGTTGAGAACAACGATAAGCCGCTAGTGCTTGCTCCCCCAACCCCTATCAAAAAGGCTGGCAGGCCAAGAAAGGTAGCAAATGTCTGAGATTGATCCAAGAGAGTTTGGCAAACTTGAAGCTCAAGTTGAGGCTCTCCAGAGTGAAGTTCATGCCTTGCGTCAAGACATTAAAGCCCTTTTAGAGATGGCTAATAAGTCTAAAGGCGGTATGTTCGTTGGAATGGCTATCGCATCTGTTGTAGGCGGTATCATTTCTTTTGTTGCCACTAAGATGATTCGATAAGGAAATATCATGCCACAAGTAGGAAGCAAGAAGTTCCCATATACAGAAAAAGGCGAGAAAGAAGCCAAAGAATATGGGAAAAAGAAGGGTATTCCAGTAACTGTCATGATTGCTATTGGTAAGCCAAAAATGAGAGGGATGCCTACTCGTGGCGGTAGAACAGCAACAAACATGAAAAAGACTGGTCGTGGCAAATGAAACAAGGACTCTACGCAAAAACTATGAAAACATGTTTTTGTTGTAAAGACTCATTTGATATAACTAATTTTTTTAAACACAATCAAACTGCTGATGGTTATCATAGTTGGTGTAAGCAATGTTGTAAAAAAGGCAATGAAAAATCTAGAGCAAAAGTTAATTCAACAATAGAAGGTAGAGCTAAAGTATTTCTGCAAAATGCAAGGAAATCCGCACTTTCTAGGAAAAATGAGTTTGAACTAGAGATTTGTGATGTTGTTGAAATGTGGAATCAGCAAAGTCAGATTTGTGCTTATTCTGGCAAAGTTATGACTTTAGAACATGGAAAACTAAATACAGTTTCAATTGAGCGTATAGATAGCAATATTGGATACACAAAAAATAATACTATTTTGGTATGTAATGCAGTTAACAGAATGAAGTCAAACTTTTCTTTTGAAGAATTTTTTGAAATGTGCAAATCTGTTACAGAGCATCTAAGTGATGATTCTTTGGAATTACAAGTTGGAGCTTATAAATGAGTGAAAAAAAAGGTTTGTATTACGCAATTCATGCCAAGCAAGAGCGTATCAAAGCGGGGTCTAAAGAAAAGATGAGAAAGCCTGGTACTAAAGGCGCTCCTACTGCGGCAGACTTTAAGGCGGCTGCTAAAACAGCTAAGAAAAAGAAATGAAATCCCCAGTTTGGCAAACAAAAGAGGGGAAAAATGCTAAAGGGGGCTTGAACGCCAAGGGTAGAGCATCTTATAATGCAGAAACAGGTGGCAATTTGAAGCCACCAGTAAAGTCGGGCGACAACCCTCGAAGGGCCTCCTTTTTAGCACGCATGGGCAATATGCCTGGGCCTGAGATGAAAGATGGGAAGCCTACCCGACTTCTCTTATCTCTGAAGGCTTGGGGTGCATCGTCCAAAGCTGACGCTAAAGCTAAAGCAAAAGCGATCTCAGAGAGGAATAAGAAATGACAACCTATTTACAAGCAGTCAACGATGTGCTTGTTCGCTTGCGTGAAGAGGAAGTCTCTACTGTTTCCGAAACAACCTACTCAGCATTGATTGGCAAGTTTGTCAACGATGCAAAGCGTCATGTTGAAGATGCTTATGAGTGGAATGTTCTTGGTACTACCTCTACCATCACAACGACATCTGGCACTTATTCGTACTCTTTGACTGGTGCTGGACAGAAGTTTCGTGTCCAAGATGCCATTAACTCTACAAGCAAGATTGGACTTGAGAACATTCCATTTGCTTTGATGAATCGTTATTTGAACTTTGGCACTCCGTCAACTTCGATTCCTGAGTATTACACCTTTGATGGCGTTGATTCCAATGCTGACACGAAGGTTACATTGTTTCCGATTCCTGATGGTGTATATACCATTAAGTTTAGCTTGGTTGTTCCTCAAGCTGTTTTGACTGATGACAGTACAGTTATCTCTGTTCCTGCTGAATTGATTGTTCAAAGCGCTTATGCAAGGGCTTTAGTTGAGCGTGGTGAAGATGGTGGATTGAATTCTTCAGAGGCTTATCAACTGTATAGGTCTATGCTGTCCGATTACATTGCTACAGAAGCTACTCGCTATCCTGAATTTGGCGTTTTTGAGGCTGTTTAATGGCTCAACCTATCCAAACCTTCAGCATCTCTGCGCCAGGCTTTTATGGTCTGAATACGCAGGATTCTCCATTGGATTTGGCATCTGGCTTTGCGCTTGTTGCTACCAATTGTGTGATTGACCAATATGGTCGTATTGGTTCACGCAAAGGCTACACAAGACTAAATTCATCAACTGGCAATCTTGGTGCTAACGATGTTGGTGTGATGCATGAGTTGGTGCAGACTGATGGCACATTGACTGTCTTGTTTGCTGGCAACAATAAGTTATTCAAACTTGGTACTTCTAATGCAGTTACTGAGTTGACCTATGGGGGGGGTGGTACTGCTCCTACCATTACTGCTAGTAATTGGCAATGTGCCTCTTTGAATGGAATCACATATTTCTTTCAAACTGGTCATGATCCATTGATTTACGACCCTGCTGTAAGTACAACTACTTATCGTAGAGTGAGTGAGAAGTCTGGTTATGCGGGAACTGTCCCATTGGGCAACTTGGCAATTTCTGCCTTTGGTCGTTTGTGGGTTGCTAATACATCTTCTGACAAGACAACAGTAACTTTCTCTGATTTGCTTACTGGTCACATTTGGACTGGTGGCACTTCTGGTTCATTGAATGTCAATCAGATTTGGCCTAATGGTGCTGATGAAGTTCAGGCTTTGGCTGCTCACAATGGTTTCTTGTTTATCTTTGGCAAGCGTCAGATTCTTGTTTATCAAGGTGCGACTACTCCATCGACAATGACTTTGTACGACACCATTGGTGGCATTGGTTGTTTGGCTAGAGATTCTGTTCAAACAACTAGCTCTGATGTTATTTTCTTGTCAAACAGCGGCATTCGTTCATTGATGAGAACTATCCAAGAGAAGTCTGCTCCAGAGCGTGATTTGTCAAAGAATGTCCGTAATGACTTGATGACAGATGTTGCGGCTCAAACCTTGTCGAGCATTAAATCTGTCTATTCTGAGCGTGAAGGCTTTTACTTGTTGACAATGCCTTCCAATCAATCTGTGTATTGCTTGGATACAAAAGTAATTTTGCAAGATGGCACTTCAAGAGTAACAACTTGGGATTCGATCACTCCTACATCTTTGTTGTCTCGCAGGAATGGTGACTTATACATTGGTAAGAATGGTTATGTTTGTTCTTATAGTGGATATCTAGACCACGAGTCTACTTATCGCATGATGTACTACACAAACAATGCCGACCTTGGGAATGTCAATCAAGTATCTATCTTGAAAAAGATTTCTGCTGTTGTCATTGGTGGAACAAGTCAGACTGTTTCAATTAAGTGGGGCTTTGACTTTAAAGCCAACTACTTGAGTGCTAATGCTTCTATTCCATCTCAGGGCGTTGCTGAGTATGGGATTGCTGAATATGGCGCTAATGGCAGTCCAGTGGCTTACTATTCTGATGGCATTGCTTTGCAAACATTGACAGTTTCTGCAAGTGGATCAGGGAAAGTTGTACAGACTGGTTACGAGTCAGACATAAATGGAGCGCAGTTGTCGATCCAGAAAATTGAAATCCAAGCTAAGAACGGGAAGATAGCATGATCTTGCTAATTCTTACAAATTTGAAACAAGGAATCTGATATGTCAGACTACACCAAAAGCACGAATTTTGCGACCAAAGATAATCTTAGTCCTGGCAATGCTGCAAAGATTGTTAAGGGTACAGAGATTGATACCGAGTTTAACAATATCGCTATTGCAATTGCGACTAAGTTTGATTCGACCAATGCTCCAACAGGATCGGTTGTTGGCACTACAGATACTCAAACTCTGACAAACAAGACTTTGACAAACCCAACCATCAACAACTATACAGAAGGTGTTGTTGCAATTGGTACTGTTACTAGCTCAAACACTTTGTCATTGACAAATGGTACTGTTCAGACTGCTACTTTGACAGCATCTACAGCTTGCACATTCACAATGCCTACTGCTACAGCGGGTAAGTCGTTTATCTTGTTGCTCAAACAAGCGGCTTCTACTGGTGGCGGTACTGCTACTTTTACTAGCGTTAAATGGAATTCAGCATCTGCTCCAGTAGTTACGACTACAGCGGGAAAGATGGATATTTTCTCGTTTGTGTCTGATGGCACTAACTGGTATGGAACAGTCGTACAAGGGTACACACCATAATGTTTGCCGCACTAAATACTTTTTTAACTGGTAGTTCGTTTATTACTGGTCAAGCAGAATTTACAACTGCAGGAACATACAGTTGGGAAGTCCCATTGGGTGTGTCTTCAGTATGTGTTGTCTGCGTTGGTGGTGGTGGATCAGATGGCGCTGCTGGCAGTAATTCATCATTTGGATCGTTTGTTATCGCAAATGGTGGCGGTGGTGGAACTTTTGGAAGTCCTGGTACTGGTGGTTCGGGCGGTAGTGGTAGTGGATCAGCAAGTGGTTTAGTTGTATTGACTGGTGGAGCTGGAGGCTCTGGAACAACAAATCCTTTCAATACTCCGTCAACTGGTTCATCTGGTACTGTTTACACAGGCGGAAGTTCTGGAAGTGCGTCTACTGGTGGAACTGCAGGCGGATATAGCGGTAGTTCTGCAGTTGGTGGAACTGGTGGCAATGAAGCCACAATTCTATGCTCTGCTGCTGGTGGCGGTGGTGGCTATTGGACTGGCTCTGGTGGCCCATACGAGGCTGGTGGTGGCGGTGGCGGTGGCGCTTATATTGGAAACAATGGTTCAACCAATGGTTCGAATGGTGGCGAAGGTAAATATGGCGGCCTCGGTGGAAATTATGGCGGTGGCGGTGGCGGCATTGGTTGGAATAACTTTTCTGGCGGTGGCGGTGGAGGCGGTCTTGCTTATGCAAACAACATATATGTCTCTAATGGGTCAACAATTACTGTTGTAGTTGGTGCTGGTGGAGCTGGTAGTTATTACGATGGCGGCAGATCAGGCGCTGTTCGAATTATTTGGGGTTCTGGTAGATCATTCCCAGCAACAAATATTGGCGATTTATAAGGAAAAATCATGGCAATACCAAGTATTAACCCAACATCTCTGTTTGCAGATGGTAGCGGTGATATTCCTGTTGATAGAGTTATATCAACAAATACCACCTCAAATTTAGTAAAAGACTATCGTGGCAAGACCTATGATCCTGCTGTGATTTTAGCTTTGTCCAAACAAATTGCTAGTGCTATTGATCCCAAAGCAATTCAAGGTGGTGTTTTCTCCACAAAAGGTGAGAGCGTAGGATTTAACTTTGATGAAGCGACTAAGCTACTTGGAAAAGAGCCAACTGCTACTGAACAAGTCTTTTTAGACATGGCTCGTCACCTTGCGAATGAAGGCATAACAGACTTAAAGAACGCTGATTTAACAGAAACTAATCGTAG